TAGGGAGTGCTGTTGGTGTTTTTTTTACACCTCCTCCACATGCCATACATCTTGCCATGACTTATATATAATTAAATTAACAATTCCACTTTCTTAAAGACTTATTAATCCTTGAGTTAGGATCATTAGCTGTCTTAGAGCTTGTTAGTTTTTTCTTCATACCTGACATTCTTTTACAAAATGACTTGCGTCTCTTTGCTGCTTTGCTGTCAGGATCTAGTTTAGAAGGTTTAGTAGTTACAGCTGTCTTAAGTTTACTACCTGGATTTTCTCTTCTATAAGATGCTACTCCTTTAGCATTAAGACCACCAGACTCAGATTTACCCTCCTTACGCGTCCATGCAGGTGTAGAGCCACCTTTCTTCATCTTAGGTGTTTTACCAGCTTTCTTCATTGAGATAGCTATTGCTGCTTGTTGTGCTCTACTCTTTGCCATGGTTACTTCATTTTGCCATTAGCCAAGTTGCTAAACATCTTAGCTTGTTCCATTGCCATCTTCTTTACATCAGACATGAGTTTTGCATCCTTCTGGATCTCAGCAGCTCTCTTTAATGTTGACATAGCAGATTCAACTTCCCACTTTCTCATATCAGCTTTGTTACCACCCATAATAGAAATACCTAATGAAGAAGATTTCTTAGCTGGAGTTTTCTTTACTGTTGTTTTTTTTATTGCCATAACTTATGCTTTACTCACTCTTCTACCCATACCTACTCTAGATTTCTCTGCTTTCTTAGCAGCTAGTTTAGAAGGTGTTAGTTCATATTTAGTTTTTGGTGTTTTACTTGAAACCTTTTTTGTGGGACGGCAGTATTCATTTTTACCACCGGCCCCACAAGGTTTTCCAGATTTAGTGTCTTGCCACTTTTCTTTTTGCCATCTTTTAAGCTCAGTACCTTCTTTGGTCTTTCTTACTTGACCTTTACCTTTACGGCACTTAGCAATAGCTTGAGAAGCCCTTGCTGAAGGGAACACCGCATACCGGGCTTTTACACTATGATAACAAGAATCTTTTGGCATTACTTCTTTTTCTTCATTGTCATACCATACTTGGCTTTAGGTACAGCAGTCTTAGGGGCAGTTGATATACCACCAGTGCGACCAGTAGCTTTAAGAAGAGCACTTACTTTTTTGTTAGAGTTAGTCATACCTCCTGTTTTGTATGTAGCTCCACCCTTCATTTTATTTTGCCCAGGCTTAAATGGAGTAAAGTCATCTTCTTTTGCAGCTTTAGGATTCTTAGCATAAAATTCATTAGCCTTTATTTGATCTTTAGTAAGTCCTGGAGTAACAATTCTTTCTCTCTTCATTCCTGAAGATACGGGATCATCATATTTAATTTTAGTTACAGTACGACCTGTTTTTGTATTTGTTTTAGTTTTAATAACATTACCTTCTGGGTCAACTACTTTATTTTTGACTACCTTACCATTCTTAGCTTTACTAAGAGTTTTTTTCATATGTTTCATTTTACATAAATTAAGAGTTCCACAACTTTTCAATTTTGTTGTTGAGATCCTTAAGTATATCCTCATTAAGTGGATTTCTTAAGTACTCAATAACATCGGAAGTGTTTCTACCCATCATAGTTCCAGATTGAGTATGATAGATATGTCCATCTGCCTTATTAACAATATACTTAAAAAATATGGAATCTTTTACAATTGCTTTAATTTTTAATGTTTCCATATCCATAGCTGCGGCATCTAGGAACCCTTGAGCAGCTCTTTCTTTATTACCTTCAGTACCTTCACCATTAATGTGTCTATCCATATTGTCATAGATAACATCATTAGGAGTATACTTCTTATATTGTACACTTGCTGTATCTACTGCTTTAGCAATGTAGAACAACTTAGTGCTATTCTTATCAAATAGTTTCTGCAGTTCTGCAAGAGCTTTGTTTCTGAGTTTCTTGTACTCAGTTCTTGCACCGGCAGTTTCTTGTGCTTTATCTAAATAAAACTTAGGTGGTACTGCTTTAGATCTTGCTTCATCATAGCTACGTGCTACAATAGAGAACCCACCTGCTTCAATCGCATAAAGCTTAAGTCTATCAAATGGATCTTTTGGATCTAAGTACAATGGTTCATTACCACATGATATAGATATCTTATTCCAGAATTCTGAATTATCAGGACGCAGAAGTTTTACATTGTTCCAAAAGTGTGTATCTTCTACATCTATTACATTAGCAGCTAATTCTCTTTCTAATTCTGCAACCGCATGTCTAATTTGTAGAATCTTTGCTGCTCTTTCTTCAGGATCTCTAATGAGTCTGATTTCTGGAGCAAACTCATTGAGTCCAGTTACATATTGAACCACCCCATTCTTTTCTAAGCATGCAAGTTGTTCAGTATGTGTAACCCCATCAAATAAAGAAAGTCCGTAATCTTCTAGTCCCATGTTTGAAACTGATCTGTCAAAATAAGGTTTAATAGAGATAGCTGTTGCTTTAGTATCTCTTGTTTCTACCATTGTGAAATTTTCCATTGTTGTTGGTTTTTATTTGTTGGTTAAAAATAGTAAAATAGGGAGGAGTATGAACCCCTCCCTATTTTACCGGTTGTATATATTAGAATGATCCACCAGTGATTGGGTTTCTCATAACAATCTTAAGGACTTTAGTTGGGTCCTTAACCCAGATAGCAGGCATTGTCTGAGACATCATCACACGGTATCCATTGAATTGTCCAGAAGACTGGAATCCTTGAGTACGGCCCATGTAGTCCATAGTACCATTCTGATACCACCACTTAAGTTGGTTATCCCAAGACAACTTCAACAAGTAGATATTGTCGTTAGTGTTGTCAGTGATATCAAAGATGATAAAGCTATAAGAAGACAATGGGAAACCATCAATGATTGGGTTTTCAATGTCATTAGTATGTACGTTGTCAAATGCTGGATTGAGGACAAACTTAACATTAGCCAAGAATGGAATAACGTAGCTTGTGTATGCAAATCCAAAGTTCAAGTCCATACCCTTACCTGTGATTGCACCAATATCAGCAGCCTGGATAAGAAGACCAGAAGAGATTGCTTCTCTCTTGATAGCTTCATTAACCATACGCATACCACCCATACCAGTTTGTACTACAAGTGAACGCTTAGGATCTGGACCCTGGAATTCAACCTTACCATTGAAGAAGTTGTAGATTTCTCCACGGAACAAATCAAGTGTAAAGTTATTCTTGTTGTACACACGCTTGAATGAGTTGTCAAGCTGCTTCCAGAGACCCACAGACAAACGGATATCATCTGGTCCATCCTGCTTAACACGTCCTCCTTGTCCCCACATTAGGTAAGTCTCAATGTCAGTAGCAATCTTAGAAAGGTGTGCTGCTTCCATTGTAGTAAGGAATGTACGTGAAAGATCACCATTATCAAAAGCTTTCTTTACTTTATCCTTACCCATTACCTTAACCATATCTTCCAAAGAAGCAATTGATGGATCAAGACCCTTGTCAAATGTTCTCCAGATCTCAGTTACAGGAACTGTACCATCTGCATTCATACCACCCTTGATCATCAAGTCTGCACGTGAAGAAATAGAGTAGTGAACATGTGCTTCTGCTCCTCCTACAAAGTTGTAGAATTCACGGAATCCTGCATTAGTAATGATGTCAGAGAAACGTTCTCCATACTCACCACGTGCAGAACCTTTACGGAATACCTTAGTACCATTAGCAAGATACTTGTTATCCAGATACTTGTAGTTATCATTGTTAACAAGTTGTACGGTATAGATGAATCCGTCTCCTACAGGAAGAATGTCATCCTGAGTAACGTACATTTCCACACCATTGTACTTGTCATATGTAAAGATATCTCCGTGACCAAACTCACGTCGGTTAATCTTTACTTTGAATGTAGTACCATCAAGACCTTTGAAACCATTTTCTGGTTCAATGTCTTCAATGATGTAAGGAAGATCAATTGACACAGGTGTCTGCCAACGGTATTCACCACGTGCATTGTCAACCATAATTACATTCTTTCCTCCAAAAGAGGACATCTGATAAAGGGGCATTTCAACCTTCTGAGCCATAGCCCATAGGTCTACTGGACCAAGATCCATTGGTTCTGCATCCTTCAACATGTTTGTTAGGTGGTATGAATCCACGTGTGATGAAGCTGCATAGGCAGTATCACGCATGAATATACCATTGTTTAAAACTGGAGTTGCCATTTGTTTATTTGTTTATTTGTTTGTTACTATATTAAAATCGTCTAAATATATTTCCACTATTTCTTGACAATGTCTTCTGAACTGGTTTCTTTCTGGTTGGTTCTTCTTCTTGTGCAGATGAAGAAGTAAGTTTCCTTTGTTGTTCAGTCTTTAATTGTCTCACTGTTTTTTCTACAGCTTCTTTGCTACCTTGTTCTCTTACACGTCCTTTGTATCCATCAGGATCTGCAAGTAACCATAATGCCTCTGCAATCAGATCATGTCTTGGTTCTACAAACTGATACTTTTCAAGCAAGTGACCAAGTAAGTTTGTTTGTTTACCAGAGATAGAAGGGTAGTTAGGTTGAACCAATCCTGAGTAAAGCAGTGATTGAGTTTTCTTGTCTAACTTAATTCCTCCTACTTCTCCTGTTACAAGTGTATTATATACATTATCTGTATATGCTTTTGCTGCTTGTTCTTGCTGTTGTTTTTTTAATTCTTGTTCTGCAAGTTGCCTAGCAACAATCTCCTCTTGCATTTTGTCCAGCTTTGGTTTAAACTGGTTTGCCTTTTGCTCAAGTTTACCAAGATCTGCCCAATCAGTGATTTCTGCTTCAATCTCTTCTGGAGTACCAAACTGAGTTGCATATAGATACTGTCTTGCAATCTCTTGTTGATCATACTCATCAGAAGGATCAAGTTGCCGCATTTCTTCAACATGTGCTAGAGTACGGAATAAACCTTTAAGGTCTTGTCCACCATCTGCAACATACTTGGCAGCAATCTGAAGTTCTTCAGGCAATGCTTGAAAGAATTCCCTTGGAGTATTCTCTCTTACTTTGTTTTCCCTTTCTTGGAAGTTAGCTTCAAAAAGTTCTCTAAAGTCTTTTGTTGTATATTCCTCTAAAGGCTTATCATCATCAAAAGGAATTAGAGTACCTTCCTCAATCATTTTAGTTGCTAGTTCAGCAAGACCTGATTTATCAACCTTTGGTCTTCCTTTGTTACCAGCATCTTCTTCCTGAGCAATAAGACTATCAAGTTCATTAATAGTCTCTTCAACTTCTTTAGGAGTTGCTTTCACTTCTACAGCAGGAGTTTCCTTCTCTGTAGGTTTGTCAAGGAACGTTGTGTCTACAGTCTCTCTTGTAAATACTGATTTCTTTTCTTCCTCTTCTTCTTTATTGTCTGCAGGGAGCATAACATTCTCTGCACCAGGCATTCCAAAGAGGTCATCAATATTCACATCCACTTGAGAGACGGATGTTGACTCATTTGTTGGTTCTGTCATTGTTGTTGGTTTTATTTATTACTTAATTTAATATAAGAAGAATAAGTGAAATAAACTTCAAAAATTTAAAGTTTCTGAAACGTTTTTTGCACTATATAGCTAAATAGATTATTCTTTATCATATTTATTTTTGTTCTCCCTAGCAATCTGCAATTGTTTATCAGCTATTTCTTTCTGAGCTTGTATCTTTTCTCTTTCAATTTGATTCTTCTCTGAAGAAAGCATATTTCTATTTGTTTCCTTTTGTCTTTCTAAACTTGTCTGTTCTTGATACTGTTCAGTTTGTCTGATTTCTTTCATAGCATCACTATAGTCAGACATCAAGTTTTGATTAAGGTCAACCATTGATCCCATACCAGCAGATCTAATTTCTGCAACAAGAATATCACGTTGTCTATTCTTCTCAGCCTCCATTGCTTCATGGTCTCTTCTAAGTTGTTCTTCTTGAGCTTTAGCCTGAAGCATCTGTTCTTGCATTTGCTGTTGCTGTTGCATTTCTTGCTGCTTCATCTGAGTAGACTTATCTTCTGCCGTTTTAAGTACTGTATTAAGCTCTGCAATAGAATCAGACTGTACTACTCTACCTAAGTCATATATAGAAGCACCGGTAGTGTTATTCTGTAGAGCCATTGCTTTTAACTGTTCTAGTATAGCCCTATGATTTGCAGTAGTAGTACAGAATATATTAAGATCTCTAAGAAGTAAATCAGTACCGTTGATTTCAAAGTTTACTTTTTCATCTGCTCCAGTAATATATGACAATCTTACTGAAGGTTTATTAGAGTGGTAGTACTGAGCTAAGTCTGTACGCATTTGATGCACCCTTGGCATTAGATAATCACAGTGCTGGATAAAGTACATCTCTGTTTGTGCATAAGATGCATTTACTGCTTGTTCTACACCGGTAGCAGTTTGCTGTGATAACTGTTGACCCATCCTTTGGGGGTTAACACCAATTACTTCATATGCTTGTTGCTTAAAGTAATTAGCTAGGTTAACCCTGGAAAGCAAACGGTTTGTTTGTTCTAGGTCAAGTTTTTGGAAGTGCTGGAAATTTAATGCATTCTCTGTATTTGTAATAGAAGTGTCCAGTGGTAACATCTGGAAGTTCTTCATTGCCACATAAGCTTTTGCTAAGTTATTCTTACCCCAGTCTTCATTCATGGAGTGTCTAGGAAGTGCATTCTGATCTAAAAGAATAACTGTACCTAGTTCATCAACAAGGATATCTGCAATCTGGTTATTAACAATATTATATCCAATCTGGTATGGCTTCATTAAGTCAATAAGAGCAGTAGACTTAGTGTTCCTATCTGAGAATACAGAACCTTCTACTGGTAGTTTACATCCATATAGAGTTGCATCACCCTTAAACTGAAACTTAATAGGACCTATTTTGTTTTTATCTACACCTATGTAAATTGGAGTAAATCCACCTGGGTTATTCATACCCCAGAATGATGGAATGTTTGGTCCAATCTTTACACCACCCCATACCTCATTGATCCAAATCCAATCTATATGTTCACCATACACCAGATTATCTTTAGTTCTGTTCTTAAAGAGTCTAGTATCATAGATAGGTTTGTCTGTAACTTTATAATCTTCTGTTACAATCTCAGTAACAACTTCACCATTGTCTGCTACTTTAGTAAGATGTCCTACTTTACGCTGTGACTTCCAGTAGCATGTTGTTACTCTTAGTAAGTATGCAGTACCTGCAGTATCATAATCTTCACCTTCAGAAAGAATTTGTGTTACTACATCACCTCCCTGTAGTACAGATCCTGCCATCATAGATGTGTATTGACGGTATGCAAGTGAAGGCATGTTTACGTTCCACTCATGAGTTCTTGTAGCATCATAATAAGAACCATCATTTTGGAGACCACCAATATTATAACCCGCAGATCTAATAGGATATATTGCTTCTAGTGCTTCTAATTGATCTTCAGTCATTAAGTATCCATACCTGTCAATTACATCAGCAACAGTATACATATCTGTTTTCCCTACCCAGTTAGCTTGAGATATATATCTTGCATCTGGTGACTTATGATAGAATGTAAGAACAGGATTCCATAGTTCTACTTCATAGTCATCTTCCATCATACGGAAATGCCAGAACTCTCTATCTGTAATAAGCATGTCACGGAAACCTCTTTCTTCAAGCTCATCCATCTTGAATCTTTCTACATCAATCTTATGTTGATGTGAAGCCCACTGTTCTACCATAGATTTGTAGTCTTTCTTAAAGAACTGTTCTATCTCTGGTAATGACTTTAGATTCTGTGGGTTTAATTGTTGTTGTGCTTCTTCTGATTGTGGATCTAGACCTTGCTCCATTAATGCGGCAACAATTTTCATTTGAGCATCTGCCATTAATACTTCTTCTACAGCAGCTCTTTTTTGTTCCAACATCTCATTATATGAGAACTCATCTATTGCACGGTAAGTAAGTTTAGTGGATCTCTTTGCAAACTCTGCTACTAAAACATTAATAACATTAGGGATAATAGGGTAGAACTTTAATTCTAGTGCAGTAGCATCTTCTTTTGTAAGAGTTTCAATAATATCTACATACTCATTGTCTTCCTCTACAATGTAGTCTGTTCTGTCTATAATACCCTTTGCAAGCTTGTAGTTCTTCATTAACCTACGTGCATTCCTGCGTAGTTGCTTAAGTCCATTCCACTCTAGCCAGTCTAAGTTCCATGCTGCCCACTCTTCATCTTTATCTTTTTTTGGTATAAACTGAAGTGGCTGAGTAATACTACCCATCCTATTGTGTTGAACTTTTGCTCCCTTCTTGAGCTGTAAGGCGTTATATACCTGCATAGCTTTTATTTAAAATGTTTAAACGGTGAACGTTTATATTGTTGTCCATTAGCAAGTTTACCCTTTCCCATATGCCGGAAAGGGCTATTAGATAATTTAAACAAATTATCTGACTTTTGCAACTTTTTAGCTGCATCATCCATTATAGTTCTTTTTATATAACCTCTATTAGATTCTTGAATTTTCATAAATGCAACTAGTGCACAGAAAGAAACTAACCGGTCAACGTTGAGTCCTTCCACATACTCCTTCATTTCTTTGATGAGCATTGGATCTTTTATTCTCTCTATTCCATATATAGTTTTTAGTATGGAGCCATCCTCTGTTGTTATTACATCAAGTTCCTCCCGGATGTATTCTATAGCATAACTAATTAGATGTGACCTAAAGAGTGTACCAGTGTTCTTCCACCCATATTCTTGGAATACATTAGCATTAGCCTGAAGATCTTTAAGAAACATTATCTGAGTTCTTGGTACTAGATACTTTTGTTTCTTACGGGATATCATGTACTGAATAAAAAGAGATATGTTATTTTCTATTACAGTCCAGGCATTATACCATTCTATAATAAGTTCTAATCTCTCATGTGTTTTCTTTATATCATCAAACCTGCCACACCATGCTGCTACCATTTGACTTTGTTCTATAAAGTTCTCTGTTTCAACACCATTAACTTTAGTTACTTCAACCGGTGCTTTCATTACATATATAGAACACAGTGATTCTGAGGTAGTTGTCTTACCTTCAGATACGGGGTCAATAGATGCATAATACATTCCAAAGGTTGGATCCTTTACCGGTCTTTCCCATACTACAAGAGTTCCTGTTTTATCTTCAGTCTTTTTAGATATTGGGAATTCAGATATAGGAAGTTTGTTTGTTGCTTTTACTGCAGGTTTACCATTATCATCAGCATAGATATCTAAGAACTCATATGCATATTCTTTGTCTTCAATTCTCCTTTGTTGAGCACCAAGAAGATGTGGTGGAAATATAGATGCTTTTCTATATGCAAATGCTTCTTCAATGTTTCTAGGTCTCTGTGATACTTCAAGCTGGTAATCTTCTGGAGTCATTTCCCTCTTACACTTATCAAAGTACTCATCAAGAGCTTTGAGTGCTTCTTCTACTTGGGAGTTACCATAATTATCTATAAAAGGAGGCATTGACCACTGCTCAGGAATAAATAGTCCTGTTCTTCCTATAGTACCTTCTGAATCTATTAGATTAGTATCTACTGCATATATCTGATTAACCTCTGGTTTAAGAACCATATTCTTTAGTGGAACACACTGATCCAAGTCACCCACAGATCCTGCTGCTATAAACATACCTGTGGTAATCATACCTGATTTAAGTGCAGGTTTAATATATCCATATGTTTGATCCATCTTAGGTGCAATACCTGCTTCTTCATGAAAGAAGTACTTTACTGGTCCACCGACACCATTAGTAGGATCCTTTTCAAAAGACATACCTTGTATTACACCTTTGAGACCTACTTCTGTTTTACGGTTACCTTTTCTTACTTCAATCTTCTGCTGCCACATCATTACTTTGTCTGGTGACATTGGACGGTACCATGCAGTATGTTCATTTAAGAATGCGGCATATTCATTTAAAAATTTCCAAGAACCTTTCTCATTGATATAATCTTTGAGTGATGCACCCATCTTAAGAGTAACCCCTTCTTCAAACCATATCTGGTTGATGAATTTACCCATGTGAAAATATGATGATGCTATCTGACGTTTCTTAAGAATAGCAGCATGCATATAGTATAGTTCTGCTAAACATTCATATAGGGCCATATGATACTGTGCATCCCTGATTTTGGCAAAACCAAATGCTTGTATCTCTTTATCAAAGATTGGTAAGAAGTTTAACCACATATAGTAGTCTCTGGTAAGATACCATATTTCCTTACCTGACTTAACTAATATACCTTGTCTGCATTTCTTCTTTTGATCATCCCAGTAAGCTATAAAATCTTTGGACTTAAAGGGTGCAGTACAGTAAACCTTTTCCTTAGCAAATATTTGAGCTTGCTCATTAAATACTTTGGATGTATCTGAGTTAAAGTTATATTGACCTGGTTCTTTAAAAATAGAAAACACAAAAGTTCTAAAGTCTTCTTTAGAATCAAAACTTGTAGTAGTCCAAGTACCGTTATCCCAGGTTGGTATGTCTATCCAAATATTATCCATTACATATCATATGCAAGACCCTGACCACCTCTTACTCTACTTTGTTGTTCTTCCTGTAGATCTTTATACACACCCTTGAAGGATTGTCTAATACTGTCAAAGTCTTTAGCAATTGCTCTAATCTGTGCTATATTACCATCTTTACCATCAGTGATTTGTGTGGTAGCAAGATATCTTGAGATTCTGTCTAGTGCTTTCTGCATGCCCTCATACGCGCGTGAGGTAGGTGTTTCATACATTCTCTCACAGAACTTAAGTGCTGTTGATATATCATCATCTTCAGTAGAGAACTCTGCTTCTATTTCATCTAGTATAAGCTCCTCTTTGTCCATGTGCGGCACATTGAAAAAAGGATTCATATCTGGATTCGGACAAGTCATGTAGAAAAGGTACTGATATATTTTCAAATAATCATCAGGATAATTATCCATTATATCTTTTAGTGATTTTAGTGTATAACAGTGTTCTGTAGGAATCACTTTACCGTTTTGAACATCAAATAGTCTTGCTATCATTTCTTAGTTATTTTGTCTCGGTTATCATGTAACCAGTTAATTATTGATATAACTTCATCTTTAAGATAAGGTACTTTAAGAGGTATAACTTCTTTTACAATAGGATCTCCTTCAATAGAGTACTTTGTAATAGGATAACCATACTCATCTTTACCTTCTTCTTCAAAGACTATGTGGTGTATGTATATATCTCCTGGTTTTAATTTAGGATTGTGCTTTAGTATAATATACATATAAATACTAAGCTGTAGAGAATAATGATTAAAGTTACAGTCATCTAAGTTATTTACCGGGTGTAACATCTTCTTAGATATACCTTCCCAGTCTTTGAAAGATTCTGTCTTTATCTCTTTGTTTGTTTTGTAATCTATGATATGTACTCTACCATTAACTACTTCAACTAAATCAGATTGACCGCATATACCTGCAGACTTAAGATATACCATATGTTCAGGATATATACCATCGGTAAGTCTTTGTGGGGGTGCAGTCTTAACATTATTCTCTTGTATAGGTGTATACACAGGAATTGGTATACCTTCCTTTTCTATTGACGATAAAGAACAAATATCAGATTCTCTTTGGTTATGATAAAAGGTACCCAGTGCAATAGCTCTGTCTGATTCAGCTTGCCATAACTCAAGTATCTTATCTGGTGGTACACCATACCACTTAGATCTTTTAGACTTTGTTATTTTAGCCGCAATACCTTTTGCATCAAAAGGTTCTTTTAAGCTGGAAACAAGTGATGTAACACTTATCCAATTTATGTCTTCTGCATTATCAATGCTTTTATAGCTATGATCTGCAGCATTAAATACTATACTCATGCATTTTCAATTATAGAATCAGCTAGTGTAATTGATGCTTCATCATTTGACATTAGCATCTTTCTTATGTTTATAATCTCGTCTTGTGTAAACTTGCCTTCCATAGAAAGCATCTTTAGTCTTAATAGTTTGTTATCTAGTTCTAGTTTCTTTACTCTTTCTTCAAGTAATACTACCGGACTTTTATAAGTATTTTCAACAACACTTCTTTTCCACTTATCAGGATCTATTGATGTACTTGTTGATGTTATTGTTTGATGCTTATCTACTGGGTTACCCATACTACTCCAAGTTTCTAAAAACTTTTCAGGATCCCAATTCTCTGGTGTACTGTTTGAATACATATTAATTTAGATTATCAAGTTTCTCTTCTTCCTCCTCTGTCATTAGAGCTTTCCACTTACCTAGAGGACATTCAGTAGATAGAGCTCTTGTCTTAAATCCAAGTGAGCAACCGCATTCATTGCAACATGGAGCAGTACCTTTTACTACACACTTATTACCTTTACTGGGACATGCATCACAAACTTCTAGTCTTACTCTGGATACTGCTTCTACATACTCATCTCTGAGTAAAGCATTAGTTATTCCCTCCAGAATCTGTTTTCGGTTCTTCCAAATGTCCTTCAGTTTGTTTGCCATATCTTAAGTCTTTAAATTTTTTCTTAACCTCCATAAACTCTTTTATTTTTTCATTGATTGCGTAGAGTTTATCTAAACGTGCTTCAATAAGTTTTCTATTATGATAATTTGAAAATGTTGCATCTCCCATTCCAGATCTCATGGACTCATATTTCTTTATAGTCTTTGCTACACCTGTGTTGCGTATTAAAAAATGCCCAAGTCCAGGATTACTAAATTTGAGATCTTCAAGATTTGATAACTTCTTTCTTAGCGTCTTATAGTAGAATGTAATCACGTCATCTACCATACTTTGAGGAACATCAAGTTCTTCTGCTACTTGCTTAATTATTTCCTTGGGTTTCTTGGGTATCATATCCTAAGAATTTAAAATCAAGAAGTAAAGTTCCCTCAGTTTGTATTTTTAAATCTGGGTTGAGACTAATAAGTTTTTTATTCTTCTTGTCTTTAAGAACTAACTTATTTTTCTCAGCTTTATTAATACAGTTTCTTACTGTTTGTGGAGATTTAAAAATCCAAGATTCTTCTGAAGATGCATCATAACAAAAATCATTCAACCCAATAGGTTGATTAAAGCTAAGTAATGTTAGACAGTTTAAGTCAGATTCACTCACTGCTATACGATTAATATAACAGTGAGTTAGTATCTGAAACTTTACAGCATCCCATTTACTCATTTTTACACGTTTCTCTACTTGAGTAACAAGTGCCATGATTATGATTTCTTAAGTTTTCTTTTACTTGAATCTTCAGTTTGTTGCATTACAGTTCTAAACTCTTCACCAGTATTTTGATCTGGTTCATCATTTTCCTCTTCTTCAGGACCTGGTCCCTGCATCATCATTGCAAACTGCATTTGAATACTTGTTCTTTTGAATCTTACTTCATCTAGTTTCATAAGCATTTCTTCATACTTAAACTGTGCTTCTAGATAAGGTAGTGAGTCTGTGTAGAACTTAAGCATTTCCTCTTTTCTAGTTGCTAGTTCTTCTGGACTAAGATCCATTTCTTGTTGTTGGTTTTGCATACTACTGTATTTTAAGTTTATAACAAATATACAAATAAAGTTTAAACTTGAAATATTTAGAAACAAAAAACCCAGGTACAGTATACCTGGGTTGATCAAGCTGTTTTTAAATTATAGACATCCTTTGTAAGTACACTTACCAGGATTAGCTATCCTTCTTTTTTTAGGTAACTTTTTTCTTTTTGGTCTTCCTGGCCATTCCATCATAGATGTATCTGCCTGAGATGACTGCATAAAATCTTCAGTATTTACCATAGCTCCTTGAGCATACTTTTGCAAACCTTTAAAATTCTTCATGATTATCTGTTTTTAATGCTAAAGTTTAATAGAGTCAACATATAGAACTCTCTAGATACATCTATATCAATAGATACAAAATCAATCCTTCCAATTCTAATTCTTATTTGGAACTTATCCCACTGCTTATTCTTTACTTTCCAGTTATTTCTAAGTTTCATAATCAAGCTTCATTAGTTGTTATTGTTCCTTTTGCTTCAAGGAATACCTTTCTCACATTTGCCGGTTGAGCTACTTTCCATTTTGTTCTACGTGCTTTAAACAATCTAGATTTAGCTATCCGTGCAACATTAACTGAATTGTTCTGGTTTCCACCTAGAACATGATAGTATTTAGGATCTTCTCCTACATATATACCTACATGACCTCCACCATCTCTTTTGAATGTAAGGATATCACCAAGCATAGGTTCATCTACTGCAGTTCCATATTCTGCCCAAGACAAAGCACGGAGAGGAGCTTTAACAACCTCAAGACCTGATGCCTTTGCACAATAAGCAATATAAAGACCACACCAAGGTATCTCATCATTAGTGTACCAAGATACACCAACAACATCTGCCCAACGCATAATCTCAGGATTGTGTTCTTTTCCTACAATCTCTTTTACTCCAATATGCTTTACAGCTTCTACTAAAATCTTTGGAGCCTTCTCTGCTTTTAACCATTCATAACCCATAATGCTTCAATATGCTTCTTAGTAATATTAGTATTGCAAATATAAACCCGGCTAGTACTACCCAAGCCCAAGGTTGTCTATTTTCTACACGTGTAATAACTCTATCAGTTCTATTGTCTTGTCTGTTAGTCTTGATAAGAGCCCTGAGTTGTTTAGCTAGTGAATCATTCTGTAGCTTCATCATCTTCTCTAGATGCTTGTAGTAAGATTCTAATGCTATTCTTTCTTGACGTGACATTCCAGGAGCTATAGTATTATTTATAGTTTGGAAGCTGCTATCTTTCTTGAGTATCTCCCTGTAAGTATTGGTTACTGTATCATACACAACTTCTTTTGTGTAATGATACTGCCATACTGTGTCAGGTTTAATTACTGCTCCCTTGCGTATTGCAATGTCAGTATGTTTTCTTGCTTTAGCTAAGTGATGCTCTACTGAGCAGGAATTAAGAAGAGCAATTAAGATAGTTACTCCCAGTGCCCAGGTTATTAATAGCAATATAAATTGTGGCCAGTTAAACTTCATGGTTGCATGTCATCCTTTACTTTCTTGATATTCCTTAGATTGTTATAAAGTTTAGCAATGAAAGAATAACCTTTTACTTTCTCAAAAGACTCATCCATTGACTTAACTTCAATAACAATCAGGCCTAAAGATACAAGTTTTGTTGATACAAAGTCAATATCTATAAAAAGCTTAGTAAGTTCATTTACTATATAGAAGTCAGCTACAAATAAAAGAAGTACAATTCCTACATATGATCTTATCTTTGGTATCAAACCTTTACGGCACTTTTTGGAATCACAGTGTTCTCCTAGTGACTTAGCTTTCCATATACCAAAACAAGTATCTACAAGAGTAGCCAAACCTACTAAAAAAACCATAACATAGATGGGTGCAAAGAGTACTATTATTGGTAAGATTAGTGAGCTGTATACTTTAATAAGAGTTGCTT